GGTCAACTTTTTCATTCAGATCTTTGATTGCCTCGATGAGAAGACCAATTAAGCTGCCATATGCAACACTCTTAATCTTATCTCCTTCGTTGTCAGTGGAAACTGCTTCTGGGATTACAGATTCTACTTCTTGGGCGATAAGACCAATTTTTCTAACATCTGGATTATCAATCTTATTAAAGTAAACGCCTCTCATATTCATAACTTTATCTAGAGCGTTATCAATATTAATTACGTTTTCTTTTAGACGAGCGTCAGAGTTTGTAGTAACATCACCAGATGCAATAAATTCACCAGTACCTACATTGAATGTGAATATTGCTGCGCCAGAAGTTTTGTTGTCAATTCTAATACTACTTACTACTGAAACATCTGTATCAATTGTAAATCTCGTAGTTGACCCTTCATAGAACATTCTAACATGTTCACTGTTATCGAAAGCTACACCCACATCTGCAGGTAAAACTAGATCAGAGGTTACACCAGAAATACCAGTCGCAGATACAGTACCTCCAACAGTAATATTTCCACCTACGTTAATGTTTTCGACACTTAACTCGTCAGAAGCTCCAGTATAATAGAAGTTACTTTCGCCTCCTGGGTTTGGACCGAGAGTAGCAAGAAGTGGTCTTTCAGTAGCACCACCTTCGACAAATGTGATAAACAACGCAGTTGTTTGAAGATTCGAAGTGTGAATGTTTTGTAGGTTTTTAACAGATCCTTCGTTACCAAAGCCCTGAAGACCTTGAGTACCTTGGAATCCACGGAAGCCTTGTAAACCTTCTGTACCTTGAATACCTTGAATACCTTGAGCACCTGAACCAGGGAAACCTTGAATACCTAGATCACCTTGAATACCTTGTTCACCTTGAATACCTTGTTCACCAATGCCGATAGCACCTTGGAATCCGCGGAAGCCTTGAATACCTCTTGCACCTTGAGCACCGCCTGGGCCAGAACCACCTTCTGGACCTTGAAAACCTAGATCACCTTGGAAACCTTGTACACCTTGTAAACCGATTCCACCAAAACTACCGGTTATACCTTGGAAACCTCGAGAACCTTGAACACCTTGAAGACCTTCGTCGCCGATACCAGCGGGTCCTTGAGGTCCTCGCGTACCTTGGTTACCTTCTCCAGAAATACCTTGAGGACCATTTGGACCCTGTGGACCCTGGATACCAAATGTACCTTGGTTACCAGAACCGGCTGGTCCTTGCACGCCTTGGAAACCGTCGTCACCAATAAAACCTTGTGGTCCTCGCGTACCTTGGTTACCAGAACCATTAGCACCTTGGAATCCTAGATTACCTTGGATACCTTGGATACCCTGAATACCTGCCCCAGTAAAGCCTTGGAAACCTCTGAAACCTTGAACACCAGATCCTCCGATGCCATCATCGCCTCTTGGGCCTTGAATACCTTGAGATCCTAAATCACCTTGGATACCCTGAGGTCCAGTAACACCTTGTACACCTTCATCACCTGCTTGTCCATCGTTACCTGCTAGACCTTGAATACCCTGAGGACCTTGGAAACCTCTAAAGCCTTGAATACCCGATCCACCAACGAAACCGGCAGTACCTTGAGAACCTCTTGTACCTTGTGGGCCTCTAGGTCCTTGGATACCTTGTGCACCTTCTCCATCATTACCTTGAATACCCGTAAAGCCTTGAATACCTCTTGTACCTTGTGGACCGGCGGGGCCGATATCACCAGTTCTTGAGAACGTAATAGTAACGTCATAGTTATTCGGGAATGAAGCAGTTTCAGTACCAGAAACATGAGAACAGCTAACTGTAAAGTAACCTGCATTTTCTACAAGAGAGTTGATAGAGAAAATTGCGAAATCAGCTGGGTCAGCTTTAGCAGTAATTTTAAAGTGACCTTTAATTGGACTTGTAGAGTCATCAATAGTTCTAAGGAACGGTTGAATATCGACAAAGTTATCATCTCTATCATCTATGTAGAGCGCAGTCGCAGAAGGAACTAATACGTTGTTAACTTTAAGGAAACCTACACCAGGATCTGTTGCTGTTGTATTTGTGCTCCAAGTGTAATCAAAAGTAATACCACCGAATCCGCCAGTAGCTCCTTGTAAACCACCGGTGCCTTGTGGGCCTTCGTTACCTTGGACACCTTGAGGACCGATTGGGCCTGGGAAACCTTGAATACCTTGGAATCCAAGATCTCCTTGAATACCTTGAACACCTTGAGTACCAGCGCCAGTTGGTCCTTGAATACCTAGATCACCTTGAATACCTGTAGTTCCTTGGAAGCCCTGGAAGCCTTGTACACCCTGATCACCAGTCACAGTGAATGAAACAACTATGTCTGGATTAGTTGTAAAATAAGCTGCTGAAGCTGCAGGTGACTTTGATAAGTATGTTACTGAGAAGTTAAACGACGTAGCTGTTTCAGTTAAACTGCTAAGAGAATATAACAAGAAATCCTGTGGATTCTGCACAGAAGTAACTTTAATATAAGCTTTAAGGGCACTCGAAGAAAGATCAAGAGTTCTTAAGAAAGTTTCAATATTACTTCCAAAAGCATCTGTGTCTGATAGTCTAATAATAGTCGCTGATGTTACGGTAGATGAGTTGAGCTTTAAAACACCGCTTGCTGGAGCAGTTGGAGTGATATCTGGAGAGTAATTGTACTCAAATGCAGCGCCACCATAAGAACCAGCTATACCTTGCGCACCTCTAGTTCCTTGAACACCTTGTACTCCTTGAACACCTTGCGAACCGGTATCACCTGATAAACCTTGAATACCTCTTGAACCTTGAATACCAGTTGTACCTTGGGTAGATTGAATTCCTTGGATACCTTGGAAACCACGAGAACCTTGAATACCAGTGTCACCTTGCACACCTTGTGTTCCTTGAACACCTTGGGTTCCCTGGACACCTTGGGTTCCTTGTGAACCGGTAGTACCTAACACACCTTGAATACCGCGGGTTCCCTGAACACCTTGAGTTCCTTGAACACCTTGGGTTCCTTGAATACCAGTTGTACCTTGAACACCTTGAGTTCCTTGAACACCTTGAGTTCCTTGAGTTCCTTGAACACCCTGAACACCTTGGTTTCCTTGAATACCCTGTGTTCCTTGTGTTCCTTGAATACCAGTTGTACCTTGAACACCTTGAGTTCCTTGAACACCCTGAACACCTTGAGTTCCTTGGATTCCTTGCTCACCATTTCTTACGAAAGAAATTCTAAAGTCAGTTCCATTAGTAAAGGACGTTACACCATTAATTAAAGTTACATCTACTTTCCAATAGCCGGTTGCATCTACTAAGTTAGAGTCAATTCTAAATGTTGCTTGATCATAGATGTTAGCACCATTCACAATTTTCATATAACCTTTTACCGGACCAGCAACACCTGCTAGCTCAGTCATAATTCCGTCTGTTACTTGCACACCGCCATCATCTTGGTCGTCAATATACATAACAAGACCAACAGAAGCGAGGTTTGTGCTACTAAAGCGAACATTACCAGTCCCCGGATCAGCATCAGTCGTAGTGTTGCTATATGTAAAATCATAAGAGAGACCGCCAAAATCGCCGGCTACACCTTGAATACCGGTGTCACCTTGAATACCAGTTGTTCCCTGCGATCCTTGTAAACCTTGAACACCTTGAAGGCCTTGAGTTCCTTGAACTCCTTGAACTCCTTGAACACCTTGAACGCCTTGAGTTCCTTGTGTTCCTTGGTTACCTTGAATTCCTTGTGTTCCTTGGATACCAGTAGTTCCTTGGATACCTTGGACACCTTGGTTTCCGCGGAAACCACGAGAACCTTGAATACCTTCTTCACCGATTGTACCCTGATTACCTTGAATACCTTGTATACCGGTAAAACCTTGTACACCACGGAATGAACCGATATTTACCCAAACACTCGATCCAACATAAATCCAAAGCTCATCATCTGTTTCATCGATAACACCATCGCCTATGCTTGCAGTAGGATGGGCAGTATTAAGAGTGGCTTGTGGATCACCACCAGTGTCTACGTTAGCTACAGAACCAATGATAGTAAATCCGGGACCGTAACCACCTTGTAAACCTTGGACACCTTGAATACCTTGAGTACCTTGAGGACCAACGGCACCTGAACCTATATCGACCCAGGCAGTACCATTAGAAGCGTAAACGCGTCCGTCTTGTCCATAAACTAAAGAGCCTAAATACGGTGCTGGATCTAATGTGATCGGTGTTGGTTGAGGAACACCAGATCCAATGATTCGGCTACCACCTAAAGAACGAAATGGCATTATACGTCATCCTCCTCAGCTTGTCCAAGAGTAAATGATAACGTAGCGTCAACAGATAGGTTTGTATCTGCTTTAATTTCTAATAAATCACCGGACTTAAAGAATTGACCGTTAAGCGGTAAAGGAATTGTATCAAAACCGGGGATTTGTAAATTTCTTACAATAAAAAATGTGTCGTTTTCTATATATCTGTAAGTTCTAACATCAACTGCTACAGTGTTTGCTGTAAAGTTACAGAGCATGAGAGGTGAAATAACTTCACCAACACCAGATTCGATCGTAGTTGAACCACCAAACACAAGTTCAGGTACTTCATAGTTTGGAACTTCGATCATTGTTTGCCAGTTAGTAGTTAAAGTAAAAGATTTAGCTACTGGTTTAGCGTCTGGCGACTGAGATGTTACGATAGTTGTAATAGCCATTATAGTGATGCCCTTGAGTTAGATGCTCTTCTTGCTAGTTTTCTCACAGATGATGTAAACGGACGACCTTCGATACGACCGGTTCTACCATTAATTTTTAGACCTCTTGCGAAGTACTGGTTATTTAATTCGTCAGAACCCGACCATCTAATACGTCCACCGTTTTCAGATAGAACCGACGCATTTGCACCAATTGCTGCACCTACGTTTCTGAAGTTTAGTGGTAGTGCATTTCTGTTAACACCTGCCGACGCACCGTTAAACTGGTGGGCGATAGATTCAACTAGCGAACCGAATACTAGGAAATCCGGTCTAATAACACTATCAATAAGCACGTTGTCGATGAGTTCAGTTATCATTGTTTCTTGTTCATTTTGTGTTGCTACATTGTTATTTATGTAATCTCTGATACGCTCCCACGCACCAACAAAGGAATCTAGAAGATCAGTATTATTCTGTCCAGCAGACGCCCATGTTGTACCAGTCCAGTACCAGATTTCACCTACATAGCGATTTCCATTGTTATTTATCGGAATAATGTATGAGTCCCAACGCTTCTTGTTTGTTAATGCATCTCTTGCTGTAGTGTTTGCAACAGTTCCTTTAAATTTCAGTCTGCGCCAGTTAGCAAACGATGATGGTGGGTTAAACACTGGGAATACGTGTTGAGCATTGATGTTAAACAACGCACCGACAAATGATCTAGTTGCTCTGTCAGATCCTGCACTAACTGGACCACCTGGAAGATTGTATCCACCTGGACGACCAGACTCATCTTTAATATCGTTTTGTAGGATCTTAAGCAGGTTACCAGCATCGCGATAAGTTTTTGGTAGATCAATGAACTTGTATTCAGAAGTAATAAATCTCTGAACTTCGCGTTGTAGTTTTGTCTTATTGTTGCTTAGAATGTCCTTAGCGAATCTAAACTGTTGATCTTCTTCCCACTCGAAGTTTGGCTTAATTGTCGGGCCAAGAGCTTTTGGAGTATTAAAGAATAGAGCATTATAGAAGATCAATCCAAGATCATAAGCTTGAGTTGATTGTGCTTCGCCGCCAAGTTCTGGACGAAGTAGCTGTCCTGGATAGCTTCCAGTTACAACCTTGCTTACAATCTCACCAAGTTTACGATAAGATTTCGCTGTTGCTTCTCTTGTATTTTCTGGAATACGTAGTTGGTTATTCCAGTAGTAGAAGTCAGCATTCCATCTCGAAGCAAGGTTACCGCCATAGTTAAGATCCCAAGACATGGCGTCTAGGATATAACCAGAGTCACGACGGCATTTTGCTTTGCTGTAATCTACGATAGTGAAGTTGTCTCTTAAGAACTGTGTTACATCATCTCCAAGCTCGTTGAGTTGAGCATCGATTGCTTCACCTGCTGCTATTTCAGCTGCATCTACCCATGAAGTATCTGGTTCGATGAGTTCTGGTAGAGCGTCTAGACTATCTCTACGAATTGCTTCTTCGATGATACGAATCATGTCTGCAGCCCATTCAGCTTCAACTGCAGTAGCAGGTGAACCTGTAACGTCTTGTCCAGCGGCAAGCTCTCTAACAACATCTTTTACTAGTTCAGCCATTGTTACATAGAAGTCAGCAGTTTGAATTCTTTGATCGAATGGAAGAACGCTTATTGCATTGTCGAAGTACATATTCGCGCAAAGTCTTGTAGCATAGTTTGTGCGATACTGAACGTCGTAAGATAAGGCGTCGACGATGATACCAACATCTCTGCGGCACTTTTCTTTTGGATAACTGATACCGTTGTATTCTGTAGAGATGAAGTTAATCATGCTTGTTACTAGAGTTTCTAGAGCATTATCGACTTTATCTTTTTCAGTCTTAACGATAGCTGGCATCCAAGCTGTTTGTGGCTCGAAGCGTGATGGTAGATTATCTGGGTTGTTATCGTCAGCAATATTTGCAACCATTAAGCCAAGAGCTTTTGCTTCAGCAGCAATCTCTCTTCTAGCTGTAAGGTTTGATGTATCTTGTACTGAAGAGTTTCCTGGTGACTTTACGACTGCAACATTGCGAATAACGTCATGGATCACGTTAGCCATTCTTGTAAATGCTTCTCTTGTCGCATCTCTTTGATCAAGTGGAAGTAGGTTTGTCATGTTTACAAAGTAGATCTGCGCAGCATTCCACATAGCAGCGTTGCCACCGTATTGAATGTCGTGTGAAATCGCGTCAACCATATAACCAACATCTCTGCGGCACTTAACTTGATTATACTCAAGATAATCGAATGTGTTTTGTAGATATTCGTTGATACTTGATTGAATAGAAGTCTTACGACCTTCGATTAGAGCAGCTTCTGCGTCGTAGCTATAACCAGTAGCATCTACTACAGTTGATGTAGCTTCTATTGCCGCTGGCATATTTACTAGAGAATTCGCTGAGATTACATTAGCTAAGATTTCAAACAGATTCTGAGCAATTTGAGCTGTTGATGGGTTAACGGTTCCAAACGCTGTAGAAGGATTGAGAGCGTTGCCAACTGACTTAGTAATAGGCTGCTTTAGAAGAGCCAATTCTGCAACTGTAGCAATGCGGTTAAACACAGCTGCTGTTGGAATTCTTTGATCTGCTGGTAATACTGGATTTCCATTCTCGAAGTATAGTCTTGAAACATCACGGATAGCAACGTTGCTGCCGTGTGTGATGTCGTAAGAAATCGCATCAACCATAATGCCGATATCTCTTGCGCACTTAGTTGTATTATAAACTAGTGATGGGTAATTTACGGTAATGTAAGCGATCGCTTCAGCTTTTAAGAAGTCTCTGTTTAATTGCAGACCAACACGAGCGTTTGTCGCGTCTGTTGAGATAGTAGCAGTCCCAAAATTGTAGTTTGCTGTGTCAGTATTATAATCATCAACCATTGCTGCGATTATGTTGTTAAACGCAGTAGTAGCTCTTGTAAGAGCAGTTCCGGTTAACACAGCTTCTACGTCTTTCTTGATGAACTTGATTGCTTCTACTGTTTCTGCAAGTTGATCGTTTATTACAACGTTCGAACCAACAGTTCCTGATCTGTAAGCTTTACCAGCTATTCTTGAGTTGTAATCAGCGCCAGTTTGAACATCTCTTCTTACTGCATCTAGAATATAAGCCGAGTCTCTTGCACATTTATCTTCATTATACACGAAGTATTTGTCGTTGATAAAGGCAACAACTTCGTTTTGAATAAACGCTTTGTTCTTTTGTAGAGACTTACGAGCAAATGTTCTGCTTGGTTCGATAGCAGGTAACGTATCTGGATCAGCAGATGGCAGAGGTTCTGGAGTCTGTTGTCCAATATCAAGCGAACCAGCATAGTCTGGAATGACCAGTCTGTTATCTACAGTAGATGATATAATGTTAGTAAGGGTCTTAGCTCTAAGTCCTGTAGCAGCATCTGAGGTGAGTCCAGAAGTGATCTGGGTTGTAGTATTACCTGTTGTAGGTGTTACTGTAATACCTCTAACAACATCTTCAATAACGTCAGCTAGGTGCTCGAATGCTAGTCTTGTTGGTTCTCTTTGCTCGTATGGAAGAATGCTTACTGCATTGTTGAAGTAGAATGCTGCAGCGTTTGTAGCTGCTCCATCACCGCCGTATTCCATATCTTCAGTAATCGCGTCAACAATAAGACCGGTATCTCTGTAGCAAAGATCTGTATCGAAGCCAAGACCGTTGTATTCTTCACGAATGAAGTCAATGATTTCTCTTTGATACTTAGCTGTTGCGCCAGAAATTCTTTCGTACTGAGCATTAATAGCTGAGTCGTATCCAGTTCCAACAAGAGTTGGTTCTTTGATCTGAGGAATTCCAGTTCCATAACCTGCATTTGTGAATGTTTCTACAAAATCATCTTCTAGAACAATGTTACCGATTGCTTCGAATAGGTTAACAACTTCTTGAGCAACTGATGGACTTACAGACGGTTTAATTGAATCTGCGTCAGCACTTACGAATGTATGAGCACCAGTATATCCACCAGCGTTTCCAACTTGTAGAGTAATGGTGTTTAATGTAACCGCATCGATGTGGATTGGTGTATTGAAGTATGGGTCTGTTTCTCTTGGGTGAGAAATATTTACAGGGGTTCCACCATCTAAGCAAGAGAATGTAATGCTTTCTTGGTCAATTACTACGTATTCACCAACTTCTAAGCCGTGTGAAGGGATTGTAACAATCATAACACCTGTTACTGGATCGTATGAAGCAGTTGTTGGTGTTAAAGCGTTACTTGAAGCATTGAATGTTTGAGTTAGAAGAGATTCTGGTGTTACAGCTTCTTCTCTTACAATCATTCCTGCAAGTTTACCAATATGCTTATAAGCTTCTGCAGTAATTGGCTTTTCTTCTTCAGCAAGAACACCTACTGCGTTATCGAAGTAAAGTCTTGCGTTCTTCAGTGTTGCTGCGTTTGAACCATGCTGAATATCCCATGAGATAGCATCGATAAAGTAGCCAAGGTCTCTCTCACAATCTGCAACATCATATGTTAGAGTTGGGTGAGTGTTTGAGATCCAAGAAGTAACTTCTGCTTGTAAGAATGCTTTGTTTGCTTGAAGGGCTTCTTTTGCTCTTAGGGCATCTTCTGAAACATATGATGTTCCAAACACGATGGCATCGGCAGCGCCAACACCGTTTTGCATGATATCGATAATTTCATCAAACGCCGCATTAGCTCTTGTCTCGCCAGTTCCACTGGTGATAACTTGAATTTGTCCTTTAAGCCAAGTGATAGCACCTACTGTTTCTGTAAGTTGGTTTGTAACAACTTCAGTAGCACTTGCATTACCTGAACGATAAGCTAGACCAGCAAATACTGAGTTAACATTTGCACCGGTTGCCATATCACGACGAACTGCGTCAAGAATTAGACCAGTGTCTCTTGAGCATAGATCTTCTTTATAAACGAAGTAGTTATCTCTAATCCAAGCATCAACTTCGTCTTGTAAGAATGACTTATTTTCTTGAAGCTTCATAGCTGCAATTTTACCTTCGCGAGTAACACCTGAAGGCATCTTAACTACGGCACCTTCTTCAGCGCTTACGAAGGTATGAGTATTCGCGTACCCGTTTGCAGAACCTGGGTTTACAGTAATTGATGTACTTGAAATTGCTGTAATC